AATGAGGAGAAAGAGGAGGAGTTCCTCGTGGTAATCAATAATGTTTACTGATCTACCTAATTGTTGAAAGAATATAATACTGCTATGATCTGAAACTCCAAGATCCCATGATGTTGATACTGGTAAACTTGGATCGTATGGAACTCTTGTTAGCTGCTTTTTATCTTCCATCTTTGTAAGCACATCTGAATATACTGCACCTTCTATGTTTGCTATCCAATCACATTCAAACTCTTGCTGGAACTTCTTATCTCCCATTACCTCTTTTGCCTTGACTAGCTCTTCTTCATCTACAATTTTTGTTTCACTAGCTTTTGCCTTGTAGTTAAACCAATCATCAGCTCCTTGTGCGTGTTGGTATAGTTCATAGAAGTTGTTGTTCATTCCCATAGGTGTACCAATAAACACACAATAACCTTTTCTATCTGATAGTGCAGGTCTAATTATTTCTGGAAACAACCTACTGTTTACATTTGCGTACTCATCAATTACACAACCATCAAGGTATATACCTCTCAAGCCATCAGAGTTCTCTGAGCCAAGTAATGTAATCCTGCTGCCATTCGGCAAATCCACACGCAACTCTGTTTCGTTAAATTTTGTATAAGGTATCTTTGCTGTAAATTGTTTCATATAATCCCAAGCAATACTTTTCGCTTGTTTAAAGGTGGGTGCTATATAGGCATACCTGGGGTTCTTATTTTTGGACAGCAATGCTGACCTAATTAAGTGGTTGATCATACATACTGTTTTGCCAAACCTTCTATGACAAACTAATACATTCCATCTGTATTCTGATATTTTTTTGTGCAAGAACGCTTGATGCTTTCTAGGTGTATAGGGAATCTTAATATCCATATCTAGTGTATTTTTTTACTAGGCATACTATCTGTGGGTTCAAAGTCAAAGCCAATACAAAGCATAACATAATTAATAAATAGCTGTGATGCTAATTCATTAGGAAAACCAACAAACTTTATAATGACATCATTGCTATCTTTATCAACATAAGCAACTGATTCTACATCTTCTAACCCAAAATGATCCATATACCATATCTAGTTTATTATTGGTGGTCTGGCAATAAATGAATGTGTGTGTGGATAAGGGAGTCCTCGAGTCCCATGTATATATACATATAGTTTGGCGGTCGTTTTCTGGGGTATAAGGGGGTCAAGCAAACCAAAAAAGTAGGTTTACAGGTACAATATTACTATTGATAACTTATGATTATCAATAGTTATTCCTATAACTATTAATTATCGGAAGTAAATAGGTCAGTAATGTTGACCGATATTTTATGTGAAGATCAGCAGCAACGCTTAATATTAGAATAGCAACTTCAACTACAATTATATTCCAGGTCCTTTATTCCAGGATCGCACAAAAAAAACCCCCAATAAAATTAATTATCAGGGGTTTAATTGTTTATTATTATTAATTATTCAAATAATAAATCAAATGATCTATTAATATATTTACCTACTTTTTTATTATCATAGGTTGTTAATAATAATTTATCATTTGTTTCATCTAATTCTTTTTTATCTTTAGATAAACCAATTTTATATACTTCATAATATATATAACCTTCATTATCAATTAGATCATATATTTTATATCCTTCACCTTTAGCATTACTAGAGCTTATACTTTCACCAGTATATTTTTTGTTTTTATTCCAATGTATAAAACCTTTATGATTATAAATATCACTTACTCTATACATTGAGCTAGTATTGTTTATATGTGTTTTAGTCATTTGTTTATTCTCCATTTTGTTTAATCTCTTTATATATCCAATTTATATAATTGCAAGTATTATTTTTAATTAAATTACATTAGAATTATTCTAAACTACCAGGTGTTGCATAATTACAACATGTTGCAAATATGACACAATCAATATTAAACCTTGTTTAATGTTGCATAAATACCACACATAAAAAAAATATACTTTTTGTATTGACTACAATAAATATATATGTATATGATTTGTATATTAACAAATGAAAGAGGAAACAATGACAAAAAACAAAATAGCTTTCAAAGATATTGAAAGCGGAACAATGCAAGATATTACAAGAAATTTTATTGATAAGCATATATTGGCTTGTCAATCTTATCTTGTAAGTGATTTAATGAGTAAAGAAGTTATATCAATAGAAGATTATATTAACTTCTATAAATCAGATGAAACTATAAAATCTGATTATGATGTAGAGACAGAAGAAGAAATACAAGAAATTAGAGACAATGGCGAAGATCATCAAGAAGTTTTTGAGCATTGGCTTTGTTCTGATTGGTTTATTAATCAAATGAAAAACCAAAATGAGCCAATTTTAGAAACTGATATTGGGACTTGGTGGGGTCGTACTTGTACAGGTCAATCAATTTATCTTGATTATAATATTCAAGAATTGGCTTATCAACATAGTTATGATGAAAGACTATTTAAAAAAGAGGTAGCATGATTAAAAATATATTAAACTTTTTAGATTATGTTTTATTCCTAGTAATGATTTATATTTGCTATCTAGGTTTAAAATATGCTCCACAGATTGAGCAATTAATAATTGAATTGAAAGGGGGTGCGATATGAAAATCGATAACTATAATGCAGTTGGAATTGCTGAAGGTTTTATAGAATGTAATGACAAAAAAACTATAATAAAAGCGTGGCAATATTTAATTGATACTGGTTTAGCTTTTAAATTACAAGGAACATTTGGTAGAACCGCAAGAGATTTAATTGAACAAGGAATATGTAAAGGGGGGAATAATGAAAAAGAAAATAGAACTTAAAATAGGAAACCCAGAACACAAGGAATTAGCAATCAAATATCTTTATAAAGATTGGTTAGACTATAAAAGATATATTGAAAGCACTTTTGATGATAATTATAAACTAAAAGAGGGTTTTATTTCTTATTTAAGTAGAGAAGGCGATAATTTAGATTTAATACCTAAAAAAAATAATCACTAAATAAAAGGGGGAATAATGATTATTAAATTATTTGGTAAACAAATAACTATCAATAATAAAAAATGGAAACAGGACCTGCTAGCTTGGAGCTTACTATATAGAACAGAAATAGTAATTGCTGTTGCTAGTTTTATTCTTGGGAGTATTATATTTTAATAACATGAAAAATAATAAATGGGAGTTCGGAATCACTTTGCTACAAGGCATATTATTCTTACTAGCTCCCATTTATTCTTGGAGCTATAATATTTTAATAAAAAATAGAAAGGAGAAAATAAAATGGAATATAAATTTAATGGAGATCAAATAGAATTAATAAAGGATCTTTTAATCAATCAAGAAAATATTTGGTCTAAAAGTAAATCAAGCAGGGAATATTATGATGCAGATTTAAGAAGATTAAATGAGTGTTTAAAAATAATAACAACAAATAGAAAGGGAAAAATAAAATGAAAAAAGAAATAGAGAGTTATACCATTGTATTAACTTGGAAACATGAAGATGGTAGTTTGAATACTGAAACTTTAAATCAAGATAATTTGCCAGATAGTTTTTTGGATTATTTAAAAGAATATGAAAGAGTAGAAAATGAATAAACAACTACAACAACAAAATTTAAGGGAGTTAGCTAGATTAACTTTCTTAAATCTTATGAGTGCCAATGGAGTTATGGCAAAGACAATCATAAGAAACTATAAACTAAAAAAAGAAAGGGAAAACTATGAATGGCAAGGTGATAAAGTTCTTAAAAAGTATCACATTGGAAGATAGAGTAGATATATTAAACAATATATTGTGGCATGATGATACATTTCTTTATATCTTTAGTGATAAAAGAGATTGTGGTTTTGATATTCCTTTAGATAAAAAAGCTGAATATCCATCAATACACGCAGGTTTAAATGGTTTGTCTATTCAAATTAGTATGGATATGGATAAAGCAGAATTATCTTCTCATGGAAAATCTGTTAAAATTTCAGAAAAAAAATGGAATAAAGTAAAACTAAATTCTTTTAAAATTAATTAATCTTTATTATCAGGGGGTAAGTCAGTTATATTATCCCCTGATACATCAATCAAGTTATCCTGATTATCTTCCCAAGAAATTCTAATATTACTATCTGATTTAACATCAATCTTTTGCTTTTCAGTAAAGAGAGAAGATACTCTTGGAGCTAACCATTTAATATAGTTTTGTTTCTCCCTTAAAAATAGCAGCTCTTCATTAGACATTTCAGTAGTATCAGATTGAAAGATCGCTAACATCTTTTCAACAAGTGTCTTAATACCTATCTCTTGAGCTTTTAAAAACTGCTCTTTAAACTTTGGGTTTTGATCTAAGTATTTGTAGAAACTCATCAAGCTGATCTTTAAGGTGTCTTTGACTACGATATGAGGTATTCCTCCAGCGTAAATAGTGTCTAGTAAAATATCTTGTTCGGTATCTGATAGACTTATTGGCAAGTTCTTTTTGGTCTTGGATATATCTTTTGATTTCGTCATCTGTTTTATGTTTAAAGTTCTTTAAGTTTTTTAATATATTAATCTTGGATTGTATATCAATATTATCATTCTTGTATAACCCTTTATACTTTCTAGTCTTGTTATCCCAAGATTTTCCTCCCTTATGATAGGGACATAACATTCTTCTTGAAGTAGGTACAAAATGACCTTTACATTTACACCTTTTCCCAGAGTGCTTTGCGATTGCCTCACACCTTATCTTTATTTTTCCCAAGGTTTTATTCCATTCTTAATATTATATTCTTTCTTTCTTTTATAAGCGAAGTTCTTTTCCTTTACTATCTTCTTCAATTCCCTTTGTATTATTTGAGGATCTACTAAATTTTCCTGACGAGCTAATTCCCTTTTTCTCTCAATGGCTAGTTTACAATAATAGACATTCTTTGTATCTCCTTTAAGGTCAGGCAGGGGTAGAGTGGCTAATTCATTTATTGTGTTATCAAAATTACCTCTATTCTTACCAATTATTTTATCTATATTATTATTGTATATTGTTTCTTCTAATATAGGCGTAAAACGGCTATCTTGTGTAGGTTTAACGGCTATCTTGGAATTAGTGTATAACTTTTCAGCTCTTAAAAATACCTCATTAACAATATAAGTCTTACCAGATTTACCTCTAAAAGATTTAACAACATTTAATTTATTTAAAGTAGACAAGCAACTTTTAATAGTAGTTCTACATAGACCAGTATCTTTGTGTATTGTTTCGTGCCTTAATCTTGCCTCATATCCATTCTTTTTCCAAGCATACTTCATCACAGATAAGAATACATTTAGACAATGAGACTTATGTTCGCCATCTAATTTATTAAGATGATGATAAAGTTTATATGTAATAAATAAAAAACCTCTACTTGTGTCCATGTTTACATACCTTTTTATGATTGGCTTGTAGGTCTAGCAAGATTGACACCCATTGTTGCTCGTTCATGACCTCAAACTCTGTCTGAGAGATTGTTATACGCTTGATCCTAAAGGTTAGGGTAGTTGGGGTCAAATTTTTATAGAACACCAAAAAACAGGGTATATTTAAGCGACTAGCGACTATGTTTGCAAGGGTGGTAGCCTTATATTTCTGTCCTTTGTCATAGCAAGTCTCAAGGATAGCAAGTGGCTCGTAGCAATCAGGACAACATTCAATACTATCAATATCAATCATGGCAATATTGTCATATTTCCTATGCCAATCGTTATAGCTCCCATTAGAGAAAGCATAAGTCCATCTAGCCATATCTATTTTTTTTTAAGTACCAATATTATATTATCTTTTAGTTCTATATCTTTTTCCAAAGCAAATATTATATCAGATTGTTTTTGTATAAATTTTTTTTGTCGTTTCAATTCAGCTTTACATTCCTTTAATTTATCTGATAGCTCTAGCTCTTTCCACATACCCTCATTTGTCATTTTAGATCCAATCTATAGTAGGTTTACCATTGTAATTAACATCATAAATGAACCAACCAAAAGCCATTAGTCCACCTTTTTTATCATTTTTTTTAAAACCTAATCTTCTTGAAAAGATTAAAACTTTTTTTAATTTGTTTTGATTAAATAAAAGAGAAGCTCTTTTTTTACCCTCTAAAAAAGATAACTTGCATAGCAAAGCCATTTTTTTATTAACTGATTTTAAGCCATGCAAAGTAAATTCTGTTGCTAAATTAAATGGAGGGTTGGTAATAATATTATCTACTTTGTCATTGGTAGTTAAAAAATCTTTTACTTCTCCATAACCTCTATCAATTAAATCAGAGCTATAAACATCATAACCAGCTTTTATTAATGGATCTGATATTGCACCATCACCACAAGAACATTCCCAAATTTTACCATCAAATTTTTCGTATTTAATTAAATCTTCTATTGCGTCTATTGGTGTAGCATAAAAATCATTTTCTATACGATCATTGTTAAAATTATGACCAACCATTTGATATGCTGATTTCATTTTAATACCTCTATCTTTTTGACAACTGATCGTGGGTACACAGTTACATTACCAACAGTTAGTTCACCATCATCATCAAAACTATGCGAAGCAAATATAATTAATTTCTTCTGATCCTTATATAATAAATAACCTATGTCATCACACCAAGAATAAGTTTGCTCAAGTGCTTTTTTTAAAGACATCCATTCTGGATTTGAAGTTGGATCTTGCCAATAAATTCTTACTCTCTTGTATGGAAACTTATTTGTTTTCTTCATATTCCCACCAACTTTCGTACAAATCTTGTAAAGTAACTTTGCCTTTAGTAACTTCTAATATCTTCTTAACCATTCTTGGTTTAGGGAATCTTTTTTCTTTAGACTCCAAACAATATCTTTGCGAGTTAGTCGCTGGATTAATTGATTTGATACCTAACATAGTACCAAAAGTATAATGTGATATACCTTGTTTTTTTCGCCACTCTTTTAGTGTCATTTTTCTCCTTATTTGTTATACAATTAAGAGATATATATTACATATAATAATGATTGACAAGCATTTATATTAGCTGTAAAACAAAGAAAACAAACAAATGAAAGAATATTTTAAAAACTTTAATGGGGGTCAAGGTTTAGATCATTGGTCTCCCTCTTCAAGCCAAAACTTTACCAGATTTGTACTTAACTATTCTTTACCACAAGAAATAAGAAGAATGTTTAAGATAAGATATAAAGCTCCATTTGGTAATCTTGTAAACAACACAGCTCAAAGATTAACTTGTAAAATTTTATATCAAGGAGACAAGAAGATTACATTAAAGAACAAAAATTATGACGAAATATTTCAACAAGAATTAGACGCAATAGATAAAAATACTACACCTGTAGATGACAAGGATAAACTAGCAAGGGAAATGATGATTAGCTTTTCTCATCCAACCATTGAGAACATGAAGAAAGCAGTCAAAGAAATATTTGGTAATGAAAAGTTAGTCGCAGAAAGATATGTATCTAGCAAAGATAAAGATATGCTCATAGATATTATTGGTAGAGTAGACTACGAATCAAATATAAAAATAGGTGAGGCAAAAACAAAACCACCTACGATAAAAAAAAAGAGAGGCAAAGATGAATACTACATGGCATCAACTTTACTTCCGACAGATCCTGACCCAATGCACGTTAGCCAATTAGCTTTCTACCACCATTGCACAAACAAAAAACCATTTTTGTTTTATGTAAATGAAAATGAATACACAATCTTTGATGACACACACGATATGTTAAGAGCTGATTATTTAAAAGAACAATACAATCTTTTAGTACAAAGATTAAAATCTTGGGAACAACTAATTATATTTTGTAAAGGAGATATTAAAAAACTATCTGCCTTTGCAGAGCCACCAGAATTAAATCATCCTTTTTATTATAGGGATTTAATAGACGACCAAAAAAAACAAATCAATCAACTATGGGGGTTAGACGCATGAAACTAAACATATATCAAAAACTACACAAAGCAGCTTGTGAAGCAAGTGGGGTAGTCAAAGGCAAGAAAGTACCAGGTATGCAGTTCAACCCATTGCTCCACGATAGTGTTCAAGTTGTGGCAATGGAAGCATTACTTAACAATGGATTATATCCTGTTTGTAATTATAGCAATACCATTCACGAAAATTTTATTGTTGTTACTTGTTCAATGAGAATACATGACATTGAAAATCCTGACAGCTATGTTGATGTCAATGGATGTAGTGCAATGGGAAACTTAGATAAATTTGGTACAGGTAATGGTATGAGCTATGCTAAGAAGTATGCTTACCTAAATGCTTTACATTTAAAGACAGGTTTAGATAATGAAGATGGCTACAAGGCAAAACCTTTTAATAAAATTCCACAACGAAGTGGTACAGATCATGCCAATGTTGATATAGACATTGATATGAATCAAGTAAGAGAAGCTATAAAATCTATTAATGATATTTATGCTTTAAGGAAATTTAGAAAACAAAATCCTAACTTATTTGATCCTAATAATAATGTTCGTGTGTATAGACAGATTACTGATCTATATGAAACACATGAAACACAACTAAATAGACAAGGAGTAACACAATGAGTGATAAGATATATATAAAACTTACACACAATCAAGACAAGCAGCAAGGAGATAATAGACCTATATTTGTTGCACCAATAAATCCAAAATCACCAGAGGGTAAAACCTGGAGAATAGGTGTAAAGATTGGAGATGATTGGTACAATCAAGCAGGATTTGAGGATCTTGACGAACAAGGTAATCCCACAGGGATTATTAATGTTGTCTTGACACCATCAAATACTGGTTCAGCACCTGCCAAGCCGAGAGGACAGCAGTCGTCTTTTGCACCAAACAAGTTTGCAAAAGGTCAAGGATCA